TGTACTCGGGCACGCTCAACGCATCCGGCCAGGCGCGGGTCAACCGCAAGCGCAACCAGCGCGCCCAGTACTGGGCCAGCTTCGCCGCCTAACCCTCACCCCCGGGAGACCCGCATGTCCGCCATCCTCGACCGCCTCCACAAAGCCGCCGACACTCTCAAAGCCGAAGGCCACCACCTCGCTGACGAGCTCCACCACATCGTCGCCAAGCTCCACAACAACACGACCACCCTCGCCGCCGAAGCCACCAGCGACGCCGCGCGGATCGCCCACGACACGGCACCCGTCGTAGCCGAAGCCGAACACGACGCCGCGCACCTCGCCACCGAAGCCAAGGCCGACATCAACAACGCCACCACCCCGCCAGCCGCAGCGAACTGACCATGGCCCGCGCAGGACACCTACCCCAACCCTCACCAGCCGTACGAACCCGCACCGCCGAACGCCGACGCGCAGCCGTCACCCTCCGCATCGAAGGCAAACCCTGGCAAGAGATCGCCGACACCCTCGGCTACGACTCCCGCAGCAGCGCCTCCAAAGACGTCACCCGCGCCATGCAACAAGCCATCGCGAACCTCGCACTACCCCTAGAGGAATACCGGCAACTCGAACTCGACCGCCTCGACGCCATGCAAAACGCCCTCTGGCCGAAAGTCATGGACGGCGACCCCCGAGCGATCGACACGACACTGCGCCTCATGGACCGCCGCGCAAAGTTCCTCGGCCTCGACGCACCCGCCCGAATGGAGGTGTTGACGATCGATGCCATCGACGCTGCGATCGCCGACCTCGGCCAGCAGGTCGCCTCTGCTCGAAGCCAAGCTGGCGAAACTCTCTGAACTGCGCAGGCTCATCGCGCAGCGAGACCAGCTCGAAGGAGACCGGCTCCGCTCCCTCGACGTATTCGGGCTCCTCGGCTACACGCCGACCCCACGCCAGCAGGAGTTCCACGACGCAACCGAGTTCGCGATCTTGTACGGCGGGGCTCTCGGCGGGGGAAAATCCAAAGCCCTGACCATGGAAGCCATCCGGGCGTGCGTCCGCCACCCCGGGCTACGCGTCGGCGCATACCGCAGAACATACGGGGAACTGAAAGAAAGCCTCCTCGCCGAACTCGCGCAGGTCGGCTACGCGGGCACCCTCGGCGCATCGTGGAACGGCACCGAATACGAGCTGCGGTTCCCCAACGGCAGCCTCATCATGTTCCGGTACGCCGAGACGGTGAAAGACGCATCCCGCAGACAGGGCGGCGCCTACCAGCTCCTCATCTTCGACGAACTGACCCTCACCTCACCCGACGTTGTCGCGTTCCTCGAAACGCGGCTGCGTTCCGGACGCGCCGACATCCCCGTACTCGGAGTCCGCTCCGGCACCAACCCCGGCGGCCCCGGACACGGAACCGTCAAAGCCCGCTACGTCGACGCGACCGCATACGGCACCAAAACCGCCGTCGACAAGCGCGGCCGCACCATCCGGTTCATCCCGTCGAAACTCGCCGACAACCCGCACATCAACCCCGAATACGCCGCGGACCTCACCAGCCTCGGCGAGACCATGCGCAAGGCGTTCCTCGACGGCGACTGGGACGTGTTCATGGGCATGGCGTTCCCCGAGTGGTCCCACGACCGGCACACCATCGAGCCGATCGCCCTACCGGCCTCGTGGCAGCGATACGTGGGCGTCGACTGGGGCTACAGCGCGCCGTGGGCAGTCGTGTGGCTGGCCGTCGACGAGGACGGCCGGGCGTGGCTGTACCGGGAGCTGAAAGCGACGAAGGTCGGCGAGGCCGAGCAGGCGGCAAGGATCCTCGCCGCCGAGGTTGGCGAGCCGATCACGGCCCGGTACGCCGACGATGCGATGTGGGCGACCCGCGGTGACGCGCGGCCTATCTCCGCGGTCTACGCGGACAACGGGGTGCATCTGACGCCGGCCGGTAAGGGCGCGCGCGTGCCTGGTTGGCAGCGTCTGCGGTCGTATCTCGCGGACGGTCCGGCGTGTCCGCATCACCGGGCGCAGGGCTTGGGGGTGTGTCCGAAGCTGCACGTGTTCACGTCGTGTACCGAGTTCATTCGGACGCTTCCGGCGTTGCCGTTCGCGACGAAGGGCGACCCGGAGGATGTCGATACGACTGCGGATGACCATTTGGCGGACGCCGCACGCTACGCGCTGATCAACATTGGTGGCGGTGCTGTGTTTCCCGTCCTTGACGCCGAAACTGCGGACCTGGACACGGGCTTCGAGGCTTTCCAGCCGATGGGCGCGTTCGCGATCCGCTCCGACCCGAACGAGACCGCCGTCTGGTGGGACGAGCCGGAACCGGTCAGGGGAAGGACGGTGCAAGTCCCGTGGGAGTGAAGTCCTGGTTCAGTGACACATTCGGCCGTCCCCAGGTCGTGGAGGCTACGGCGGCCAGGCTGCCGGAGAAGACCCCGACACGGTCCGGCTTCGAGTTCGGAATCGGACCAAGCGGACTAAACGAATTCAACCAATCGGTTGGGCAGTCCACCCAGACCGACCGCCGTTCGCTCTTGCAGCAGTTGTACGAGGCGTACCTGGCGTGCCCCTGGTCGTGGGCCGCAGTCAACGCGATCGCCCGGACCATCACCGCTGGCGGCCTCGTCATGGACTTCGACGCGGACGATGGTGAAGGCGACCAGGAAGTTCCGCGCAAACCCGCGAACGTCCAAGCCCTGGAGCGCCTGTTCGCGTACACCAACCCGGACAAGGACATCCGGCAGCTCATGCGGACCGTCATCACCGACCTGCTGGTCTTCGGTGACGCGTTCATCGAGGTCGTGTGGGTCGGGAACGTGCCCGTCGCCTTGTACAACCTGGACTCGCCGACTCTCGCGCCGCTCGCGGACGAGCACGGGCAGATCACCGGGTATGTGCAGAACACGGAGTTCGGGCAGCGCGCCGAGTTCGACGTTCGTGACGTCGTCCACATCGCCTTGGACTCGCCCCGCTCGGGGGTGTTCGGTATCTCCCCGACGCAGGCCGCCCTGCTGCCCATCACGTCGTGGCTGTTCACCGCGTCGACGGGTAAGGAGATTTTCCGTAAGGGTGTTCCGCCGACGCTGCATGCTGACATGCCGTCCGGTATGGCCCCGGCGGAGTTGAACCGCTGGCGGGCGATGTTCATGCAGCAGAACGTCGGTCCGAGGAACATCGGGACGCCGATCGTCACCAAGGGCGGCGCGAAGATCACCGAGCTGGCGCATTCTCGGGTCGCCGACCTGGAGGCGTACAAGAATCAGCTGCGGGACGAGATCCTGGCCGTGTACGGCGTTCCGCCGGCGAAGGCCATGGTCATCGAGTCCGGGAACTTGGGTGGCGGTACGGGCGAGTCGCAGGACCGCACGTTCAAAATCAACACCTGTCAGCCGATCGCCGAGATCGTCCTGGAGAAGCTGAACTTCCACATCGTCCGCCGCGGCTTCGGCGTCGAAGGATGGCACGCCAAGTTCGCCGAGATCGACATGCGTGACTCCAAGACGATCGAGGACATTCGCGACCAGCGGATCCGCAACGGCCTTTGGACGCTGAACCGCGGCCGTGTCGAGATCGGCGAACCCCCGGTCGAGGGCGGCGACGACGCGGTACTCGTCGACCGGCAGAACCTCGTGCAGTGGCGCGACATGGACTCCATGTCGAAGGCCGGCATCGCGTTCAAGCTGAAGGGCACCGGCTACGAGCCTGGTGTTCCGAAGCCGGGCGAACCGGTGCCTATCGAAAAGCCCGAGCCGGCACCGGTGCCGGCCGCTCTCGAACCGTTCGCCGGCCAGCCGCCGCCAGCCGGGACCGCGCCAGGCGACGACACGGGGCCGCCGCCCGAGCTGGCCAGCACAGAGTCCATGCGGGCCCTGTACCGGCAGCGTCTACGCGAAGCCCTGGACCGGGCGGCGTGACCGGCAACGACCAGTACCAGTGCGCAGTGTGCGGCACCGCACATGCGGTGCCGTCCCTCGCCCGGGACTGCGAACAACGCCACACACACCCCCTGCGGGCGCAGGACGTCCAGGCGCTCCTCGCCAAGAAAGTCGACTGAGGCGGTGACAGTGTGCCGCATCCGATCGAAGAGTTCGCCGCAGAGGCCTACGCCGCCGGCGTCGCCCACACGGGCGGAGTCCCCACCGACCGGGTCATCGCAGGAGCCGGCGTAGCCGTCGCCCTAGCCATCGAACACGCCGACAACCCCGACGTCCTCGAAGCGACCATCAACCTCGGCCGCCTCGAAGGCCTGTGGTCCCGCCTGTTCCGCCGCCGCGAAGACCTGATCCGGCATCACACCGGGCTCGTCACCACGGCATGGCGAGACGTCCTCGCCGCCGAACTGATCACCGACGCCATTCGGGCACTCCGCCGCGACGACCAGGCCCGCAACCCCGACAGGTGGAAGACCGCCGTCACGGCGACCGCAGCCGCGCTACTCGCCTCCCTACGCAGCCGGCCGCAGTGGACCGTTCTACGACAAGCCTTCCGTGACGCCATCGCCGCCGCACAAGCCGAAGGGGCGACAGCCGCCGCCGTTCTCACCGCCGACCAGAACGGCCAGCAGCCACCCGACTGGGACACCGAATTCGACGCGACACTCACCGCGATCACCGGCCGCTACCAGCTGTGGGCCGACGCCGACACGTGGACCGGCAAACTCCTCGACCGCGCCCAGGGCGACCTCACCCGCGCACTCGGCGACGACCCGGGCGTCGCAGACGAGCAGCTGGCCGACAGTGCCAGCCAAGCCCTGACCGGAGACGACGCCCAAGGCGTCGACTTCACCGTCGACTGGGCGATGACCGCGGCCGCCGGGGCCGGCGCGCTCGCCGCCTACGCGGCCATGGGCCAACCGCAGGCGAACTGGATCACGGTAGGCGACGGCAAGGTCTGCCCGGCGTGTGAAACCAACGAGGCCCGCAGCCCATACCCGCTCATCGAATTCCCGACCCTGCCCGCACACCCCGGGTGCCGCTGCCAAGCCGTACCCGTCTGACCGGAGAACGACATGCCTTTCAACCCGGTATTCACCCCGGTCGACGCCAACGGCCTGCCCTACGCCACCACGGCCACCGGCGGCCTCACCGCCACCTTGGCGACCAGCGAAATATCGACCGTCGCGACGTTCCTGACGTACCTGTCCGCGGCGCAGGCCGTGGCCAACACGGGCACGTCGTTCTCGACCGCGAACGTGTCCTCGCTGGCCGTCGACATCACCGTCACCTCGTTCACGGGCGGCACCGCCCCGACGGTCACGTACTTCGTCGACCGGCTCGGCGCGGACGGCGTCTGGTACCGGGTGTGGACGTCGGCGGCGCTGAACACTGCGGGGGCGACGAGCGTGCAGATCGGGCCGTTCCCGTCCGGGGCGACGATCTTCACGGCCGTCCTGACCGGCACCGCCCGGTTCGGCTGGTCGTCCACCGGCACGCCCACGGCCATCACGTTCTCCGCATCCGTGATCGGCAGGTGAGCGGCAGGTGAGCGGCATGTACGAGAGCCCTCTCAAGCGACGCGTCCGCGACGCGGTCGACGACGCCCACGACGACGAGGCGTTCACCCAAAAGCTCCTCGACGCGATCGCCGACAACCCGGACGTGCG